TCTCTGACATTCTGTGCCGTATTACCACATGCCCATGCTTTTATGGGTTTATGGAATCTTGGGCCAAGCCACCAATCAGGATAGACTCCCATACAGTGAATTGCCATTTCCGAAGCACCACAAAAAGTCTTGCCCGTTTTATTCGCCGCCATTAATAGGCGTTGCCTTGCTAATCTGCCATTATTGTCTCTAGCGGTGTGGAATCTCTGCTGATAAGGGTAGGGTTCGTAACAAGCAAGCTTGTTGGATTCTCTTGTCTCCTGAATTGCTTCAGCAAGATCAAGAGCTTGAGATAAAAGACCTTCGTTCATCGAATACGATGGGAACGTGGTTGTTTTGGTGGTTTATCTATTTGCGCCCAAACATTTTTACCCCATTCCTTAAATTGTGTAAGTGGAGTAACTTTTCTTTTACCAGCTTGCATAACTTTGCCGTAATCTCGATCTCTTCCAGATGCAAGCCCAGATCCACCATATTTTTCCTGTCTAGGCTTAATTACAGTATCATGAGCCTGTGCTACATCAACTGGAGTAAGTAAGAAATCAAGTCCTGGGATAGTTGCTAATGCAGTTAGAACTTTAGCTCCCCTGCTTTGCACTAATCTTGATTTCCATGAGCGTTCTCTGCTTTGAACTTTTTGTTTTGGTTTGTTCAAAGATTGGCTTATTTTATACGATTCTTGTTGAGGTATTGTTGGGCCTAAAGGTTGAGATGGACCTTCATTTACCAAACTGACATCAAGAACATTATGTGGTTTCCCACGATCTATATTAGATCCAGTTAAAATAGTTTCAGTAGTTTTTCTTGCAACATCTCTTGCTTGCTGAAGTGTTACTGGTTTTTCAACATCCCATGAAACAGCAAGATTAGGTTCTTTCGGTACTTGTTTCTTAGCATCTCTAAGATTCAATTGTAATTTCCTAAACTTTTCTGTCCCTGCTTTTCCTATCTTAGTATTTAAATCTTGTTCTGTAACTCTAGCGGTTCTTTGTGCATCCGCAAAAGGACTGCGATCTAATTCGTCAATAGTGGCAATTGTTCCTTCTCTAACCATTTCTGACTTCTTGCCACCACTAAATTCAGGCACTAGCTGAGTATCGGTTAAAGTGGTACTCCTATCACCACGATAATCTTTTCCTTGTTCAATAATTAGATTCCCTAGCTCTTTTGCTCTTTTTGCTTGCGGAGAAGTTGAAAGTACTGGTTCTTGAACAACTAATGCTCCTGCTTCTGGTTTTTCTAAATTACCAAATTGAAATCCAGAATGTTTCAATTCTTCTTCGTCTACAAAGCCAGCATTATCTACAAACCCTTCTGGAACGTCTTCAGGAGTTGTTCCAACAACATCGTGTAGCTCTTTAGAGATTTCTGTAAGGATTGTCACTTTTGGTAAATCCTTATCTGGTAAATCTAGTCCTCCATAAGTTCCACCTTTAGTTTTAGCTTGAGAAACAGGAATTACCTCGTCTTGAGGAACAACACTAGGAGGCGTTTGAGTCCTTCCGATAAAATCTGGCTTACGTTTTGTAACCCTTGGTCTATCTATACTTTTTTGGACATATTGACCACCATCCGAACCATATCTTTGATCTTCAGGAATATCTATATGCCTTGTTGTTGTATAATCCTGAAACTCTTCTGCCATAGAATCTGGAACTCCAGCATGAGCAAATAAAAACTGTTTTGCTTCTTGGGAGTAGACATTGAATTTGTTTTTCTTGCTCCCACTCATACTCCATGTTGCTGTGACCAAATCCGTGTCTGCAATTTTCCTAACAACCTCTGAAGGAAGAGTATGCCCTGCAATGTTGATTGGTTTACCTTTTTCTGTTTCCTTAATTAAATTTTTAAGATAATCCGTTGCCTGAATGTCTGGAGCAAGCATCCCTGTGTTTTTAAACCGATACGGAGTTGTTCCACGGAATGTTTTAGTTCCTCCTTCAAATCCTGTGTACTTTTGTGCTGGTTTACTTTGCTTTGCGTAAGAAAATGCACTTGCTGGTGTGTCGGTAGGAGGTTTTGTCCTTGAATCGTACTGCTGTTGATACTGGCTAATATTAAATTTATACGATTTGATAATGTCTTCTTTAATCTTCGGATCTAAATTTTCGTAAGTTATAGCTGGTTTTGCATCTACTGAAATCTCTACACCAGAACGAACTTTAGTTAAAGTCGTGCTTTTCTTTTGACGAGCAATACGTTCTTTTTTAATTAATTTTTTAATCTCTTCGTCACTTATTCTTTCAGCCATGTTACCTGTCTTTAGTTGATAACAGTCGGTTCTTCAAGGGTTGGTACAGTTCTTCGTACCACAACTTTCTGGAGAAGAATCTTTGCCCCCTCA